CTACGCAGTCGCTCAAGTGCCATATCACAAGGCGCGGCCATTTTAGACTGGCCCGGTCATGCAGCCCGCCCGTGGCCATTTAACGATGGTGCTTACAACGGTATCGGACTGGGAGTGGGACGAAAACGCCATTGTGTGGGGACACTGTCACATGACGGGCGAGCACAGCGATGACAGAGCGCTCCGCCTTTTGGGCGTTGCATCCCACACAAAGCACGTCGACGGCGACCTCCGTCATGCACTCATGGACGCGATTGTCATGTTCGGCGACATGGGTGCCCCCAATCCGATATCAGAGGACGCAGACGCATACGCCAAGATAAAGAGCCTACTCGATGCGGTGTCTGTGTGGCAAGACCTGCGGTTTGTGTTGTACCGCGTCGACCAGTGCAAGATGGTCAAGCGCACGGCCAAATGGAAGGCCATATGCAAGAAAGGGGGGTTTGTGGCCAAGGGCAGGTAAGATACGCCAGTACTCTACATCTGTGTGTAGTACACCAGCCCCTGGTCCAGATACACTGCAATGCCTGCTGCTTTGTTTCCCACGTCGACCGAATTGGCCAGCATTGCCATTGATGCAGCGGTCATTGGCTTTGTTGTCCCAATGTTCTCCAGTCCCGGTGCGTCCACGACACAAAAGCTGCAAGTTGGCCTGGGGGCGTCCATTGCGCTGTGGGCCATCCACAAGGTCCATCTTATGCTAGTAAGCGCATGATGAACACGTTCAGTATTTTACCTCCTATATAGGACATATTATATGGTACGCATGGAGTTTCGAGTTTTTGGTATTTAGGTGATGGTCACACCATGGGGTACCGAGGGTCACTTTAGCATTTTTTTGCCATGAGCTTTGCGGAGTCGCTCTTTGGGCGCAAGGATCCCCAGCATGCTGTCAAGTGGGCAATCGAGAGGATCGAGGACTCGAGGCGCCTGGGCTACGTCGATGCTTCAACACGCTCTCTCTTTTTGGACGCGATCGTGTACCTGAACGCACATAGTCATGATCTGTGGTCACTCGAGGACGATCACGACAAGTACGACGAGATCAAGGCCCTGGTTGCATCCATCCGCGAGTGGGACGACTTTGCACCGGTTGTCCGTCGAGTGGACAACCTCGAGGTGGTATCCCATTCGGACTTGTGGAAGGACATCTGGTCTGCCGTGGGCCTAGGCAGACCAGTGTACCTGCCCCTCTTGCCCGTTGAATAGAAGATCCGCGTCTACGCGATCAACAAGCCAGCGATGACCTTGCCCCAAACAGAGATTACCGAGTCGGATTGCTGCCCCGCGTGCGGGCGTGGCTACCACTCGGGCCAACAAGAGTGGGCGGCCAGTGCACGTGCCAAGGCATTGGCGCTGCCGCAGTTCGACCCCGAGTGGATCCAAGACGATGCGGTTATTGGCTGCTGTGCCCGTCGAGGCATGGGCAAGTCCGAATGGCTGCGATACATCATGCCACACGTTGACGCACACCACGAGATCCCATACTGGTTTGTGTTTACGCTTACGGCCATGAACATGTTCTGGGAAAAGCTAGTGCCGCTGCGCAACATTTTGCCATTGCAGTTTATGGACCACTGGATCAAACTGGCGATCGGGCGTGCCGAGAACTTCGCGTTCGACAGTACCGCCGAGCCGGGCGACCCGCGTATGGCGTTGATTCTGGACGATGTCGTGGCAGACCGCAAGGCCATGTACTTCTCTAGTGGCCTGGACTTCATCACATCGGCCGGTCGTCACGCCAAGATGTTGCTGGCGTATACCACCCAGCACGTGCGACGGATCTCGCCCATGACGCGCAGTAACTCAGATTGGATCGTGTTGTTCCACCACAACAACCGGCGAGACATCGAGACCATCTACGACGAGTGGTTGTACGGCGAGGCAGAGCATCTCAACGAGGCCTACCACATGCTTGAGATGATCACGGGAAACACAATCACGCTGTATGACGAGGACGGCAACAAACAACAATACGACGACGGCTACCACACACACCCGGCTTACACTGGAATTGCAGTAAACGTCAGTCGGCGCGGCAAGGCCCTTGACGCACCGCGCCTGGCGTGGACACTGGCAGAAATTAGCACGGACCCTATCGCATTGGGCAACCCCAACCAGTGGCGTTTCCAGATGCGAGATGTCAAGGACCGAGCCCAGAAGTTCCAAGCAGGTGGCCGAAACAACGATCCGCAAATGTGGCAAATCGATCTTCGACACTGATCTACGCAGCTGCATTGCGCGCCTGGTGTACGCACACGACAAGGCACGCGAGACAAACACGCAGCACAGCGTGGAACATCTGCGCCGGGCCCAGAGGAGGATGTATCGCAAGTGCGGCGTGACAATTAACATTGATCACGCACAGCCTCTGCCGATCGAGATCTACGTTGGCTTTTTTACGGCGCGCCTGCGTGCGATGGGGGTGGCAGTTGTACAGCGAGACACAACATAAACAACACGTACCATGACCGACCCGTTGTATCAGTTTGCAACAGCGCGCATTGGCCCGTGGTTTGTTGCAGACCTGTCGCTTGGCGTGGCTCTAGCATGGGCACTCTCACACGTAACACTCGCCCGTCGGACCGTCACCTTTCCTCTCGTCGGCGCTTTCCTGTGGACGTACCCAAGACCATTTGGGAACAACAGTTGGCTAGTGGACCTCGGCGAGTCACTGGATGGACAGAAATGAGGTGGACCCAGTGGAAGCGGCTCTTGCGATCGCTGCTGTGCATGACATGGGCAGTGATGATGACGACGGCAGCGATCACGTACCTGGCTATGTGTCATGCGATCACGATATGGCATGGGACCCCACAGATGGATCAGACGTGTGTATCCTTTGCGGGTTACATGGCGGGTATTCACTTGATCGACGTGATTACACGCGTGTATGCGCTGACGATACTCGCGGGTGCCCAGCGCCTCTTCGTTCTGGTCGTCGCATGTACGCAGAAGGCAGTCATCCTTACGAACGCATTTCTTACCACCACGAGTGCGTTCGGCTGGAGAACGGCTCTGAGCCTCGCATCGCAGACGCTGACTGGCGGGTCATTGCTCTCGTCGCTGGCATCTTCTTCTGGTGGACAGGCAGCAGTCCAAGCTGCATCGATGACCACGGTGCCGTCGTGCGAGACATCCTTCGACTTGTAGATACCCTCGTGGGCCGCGAACCTGTGCGCAAGCGACCACGCAAGCGCAAACGCACCCGCTCCAAGCGTACCTTTGTCAAGGTGTACGGCGAGCGGTACCGAACCATTCAGCGCGGGCTCAATCCCGACTGGGACTGGGTACGCATGCCCGCCGAGCTGTACGAGCTGTTCGAGATGTGGATGCTGTGGGAGATTGGCGCGTTCGAGAGGGCACGACGGGCTGGCAAGTTCCCGTACCAGCGCCACAACCTAGAGCGTTCGGTACTAGTGTACTTCTTTCTCGTCGAGGCAGAGCAGACGTTCCCTGGGAAGTTCAATCCTGCACCTACGTGGTACATCGGTCGCGCATGGCGGCACTACACACCCCCACCACCATCACCGGTGCCTAGCATCACCAACCCCAAAACGTACCGCCGCAGTCCCAAGCGTGCATGGCCCCCACACAAGGTGTATCGCGCAATCCAGGAGCACACGGGGCCATGTGCTCTGGACAGGACGGTTGTGTGCTCCGACGGCGCCGTGGACCCAAAAACCGTACAGCGGCGGCTGCAATACGAATCAGTTGGTCTGCACGAAAGATACACAAAACAACACAATGCTCGCGTGGGCAGTGACGGTGGATTATACATCGGTGGTGGAATATTCCGACGTCGGCGACGTCTTGGACAGCACCAAGAACACCTTCTTTTATCACAACAAGAAGGTGGCGCGCGAAGCACTGCTTGCCATCCTAAAGGAGAAGTTTGACTACGATCACCGGGTACACCCCCGTCTTACAAAAGACGATCGTGATTACGCATGCCAACAAGCCGTGTTTGCGTTTGGAAGGTCAACCGGCAATTACTACTGGTCGTTTGACAAGGATTACGACGACAGGTTTACCATTATAATCAAACATGGCGACCCCATGCCAGTCATCATGAAGACATCCGAGTTCATTCCGTATCCGTGATCCACATTAAACCACCCGTCCTCTACGTCGTTGTTAGTATCACACGCACACCATGGCTGCTGTTGGAATGGCCCTCATGGCTGGTGCCGCCGTCGTGGTTGGCGCCAAGTCACTCGCCGAACGCAACCGCCCCACCAAGCGCGAGGCCTTTGTGCGCACACGCTTTCGCCAGAACGACAACATCTATGGCAGTCGCATTAACTACACCCCTGCAAACGGCCGCGGTGTAGGCACGGGTGCCGCGCGCAAGGGTACATCGGCGTTTCCCAGTGATCTAGTGCGCCAGCGCGAGCTGATCCGCCACGCGCAACACAACCGACACAATTACCCAACTCTGGTCCAGACGGGTGCTACCACGGCAGAGATTGATTTGGGCAGCACCCTGTTGTTGCGCGACCATGCGCCCTATCACAACACTCGTGTGCGCGCTGGGGAGAGCCAGGTGCGCAGTGCGCCGTATGTGCGACCCGAAGACGCGTGGACCCGCCAGACCACCGATTTTGGCGTACTTGGGAAGGGCGCCCCTCACCTTGCCCGACGCCCAGTCTCCAACGAGAACAGCACGTACGCTCTTGTCGGCACACGTCCCCTTGGCATCGGCTACTCTGTCCCTACATGGGCCCCCACTCGCCTACCAGTGGACCGAAACTAGCTCCACGCGGACCGCCCAAGAAGATCACAGTCGAAGCGCTGACAAGCGAGTGGTTTGCCGCTCGGCGATCTTGTGATGTCACGGCCAGTCTTGTGGGTGCCTGTGCGGGTGTACGCAATTCGTACTGGGGACCCGAGGCTCTTGTCCTCAAACTGGCAGGGGTTGTGGATGAGAAAGGGTACAAACCCGCGCTCGAGTACGGTCGCGTCTTCGAGCCTGTTGCACTCGCTATGTTGGTTGATCAGATCGAATCCCATGGAAACTACGTCGAGCAAATCCCCCACGCCCTCTACACTCGAGAGTTCAATGTTGGAGGGCGACCGCTTGTTGTCGGCGCTACTCCAGACGCCGTCTTGCGTGTGTACCCAGATTTGGGAGAGCCCGGATATCTGCTCGGAGTGGAGATCAAGTGCCCGTGGTCCAAGCGCAACGATCGGAACCCAGATCTCAAGTTCACCGAGCAGTACTACTGCCAGATGCAAACTCAACTGAACGTGGCCGATATCGACATGGGACTGTTTGTGCAATGGACCCCGCATGGCGGATTGCATACCAAGTACGTCGTGCGACGGAATGACCAATTTGCCATCATGATGGAACGTACCGCGACCACAATCGAACTTTCCAAATCCGGAAAAGCACATAAGCACGCCAAATTGGCGTTTGCCACCAACAAGTTCCACTTGCCGAACAACACAATCTTTGCCAAGTAAAACACACACTACCGGCCAAGCATGCTTTACGTACCAGAGAAGTTGGCACTCAGTGGAGTGACCACATGGGAGAAGTTTGCGTCGACCGTTCCACACCTGACGGACGAAGAGTACAAGGCCATGATCGATCACGAGGCGCGTCGTGCTCGAGCACGAGGCAGTCTGTATGAGATGTACGAAACGGCAATGACGATTGGTGCTGCGTGCGAGTGCTTGATTACTGCGTACAGAACCCGAAGCCTTGACGAGCGTGATAACGTGAAGTTGGCGGTTGCGCGCTATACCAGGCGGGTATTGTGTGACATGTACATCGATGCATGCAACCGCGAACACATTCGACCACTGCCACTTCCGAACATGTAAACCAACACATTCGATTTATCCAATGCTTTGTTCGATGTCTGCAAACGTGTCGATGCGCTTGGGTTCCTTCCACCGCACGGGTTGTTGGGCGTCGACGTGCTTCTTGCGCTCTGTTGCCAGGTTGCGCTCGTACTTGGACGCCTTGTCAGTCTCGGTCTTGCGCGGGGCCGCTTCGTATGGCTCGTCTCCGTTGACCACCACGCGGTTGGGGACGTTGACTTGGGGGAGTCCCGGTGCCTTGGACATGATCACGTGCTTGCCTTCCACACTGCCAACACAACAATGCCACCAAGGAATGCGTACAGGAGAGTGTTGTTACCCTTGTTTGGTCCGTAGATCACGTTGGGGTCGTAGCCGGCTTGAACGGAACTAGCAACTGCGCGCTGCTCGGCAACTGCACTGGGGTTGGGACCGGGCGCGGGACGAAATCCTTCCGAGGCCGAGCCGAACGGGTTTGCGCCTAGACGACCACGCGTGTAGAGAGACATTATGTTGCAGGTGCAACTAACGCGCGGGACTGGGGTGTGTACGGGGTGATTTATTACCTGAGGTGTCGAACAGGTCAGAGTACGCAGGAGGAGACTCTGGTGCCGTGTCGTACGCCGGTGGGGGTGGGGGCACTGTCGATGTCGAAGGGTGCCTGGTTGGCCCCAAAAGCGCCGCTGCCTGCCCCAGGGTTAGCCTTGTGTTACGGCGCAGGTAACCACGGGAGCGAAGGGTCATTGTACTTGTAACTGACGTATGGGTTGGCGCACGGGGTGATTTATTGCGGAGGGCGGCGACGGCGCTTGCCTTCCACGCGGTTCTGGGGATCGCGAGCCTGATCAAGCGTAGCCCGCGAGACACGCGGACGCTGGTCGGGCTCGCCCACGCCAGCACCGTCGTCTTCTTCGGGTTTGGTAGCGTCATCGAACTCCACCGTGGCGTCACTCGCGGGGGGCACATCTTCTTCTGATGCCACGGAGCCGTCCTCGCTGTGATAAGCGATCGTGGCAGAAGACGCATCGGAACGTTCGGACGTGTTCTCCTGGGCTTCCACGTCGGGTTCGCTGTTGTCGGACACCTCTGTGTCGGGGAGAAACCCGTCGCGGCGCAGGGCGTCGTTGCGGTAGGCCAGGTGTGTGTCGCGCAGCAGACCAAATCCGCCACGCACCACAGTACCCAGACGCCCGGCAAGGTTCACAGCGGCAGTGCCCACACCACGCGCGATCACACCCGTGATCCGCGCCGCTGTGGGTTCGTGGCCGGCATCACTGTACTGGCTTGCCGCGCGTGCCATGGAAGGGTAGTCCCCACTGCGTGACGCATCAGACAGGTCGGACAACGCACGGTCCAGATACTGCCCAGTGCGGTTCGTGTCGCGTGCCACATCGGCCACCATGCGGCCACGCTCGCGATCTTGGCGAATGCGGGCTTGTGCCTGGCGAAGATCATACGCGATCGATTCGCGTTCGGCGCGTGCACGATCCAGTTGGGTGTTGAGCCCGTCGATCTCGCGCTGCTGTTGTGCGACTAGGCGGCTCATGCCACTCTTTACCTTGGCTTCGCGCATGTCAGTCTCCAGTGCTTCGTTGCGGTCCAGGGCCGCGGTTAGTTGTGCGTTGGCTTCGTTGGCCGCAGCAAGCGCATTTTGGAGACGTGTCTGGAGACTGGTCACATCGGCCTCAAGCAGGTCGCGCTGGTTGGCATGGGCCTCGCGTTCAATGGCCAGTGCGTCGGTCGTGCGCTGTAGGTTGCGGCGCAGTTGTTCCAGGGCAGCGCCGTCCGCATCGGAAGTACTGCCCATGGGCATAGACGACAGGATCTCGCCCATGCGATCAACGGCAGCACGCACCTCGGCAATGCCAGCAGCAGCCTGGCGATCACGACCAGCGATGACGGTACGAAGATCCTGTATCTCGCGCATGATGTCTGGCTCCACGCGGATTGTACCGGCGTTGACGCGATCGCGGATGACACCAGCCAGGCGTTCGGTGGCTTCGTTGCTGCGGTTGTGCATCTCGGCCGACAGGGCGTCCAGGCGCGCCATGGCCTCGGCGTGACGCACGTCTTCCATGGCACTACCCTCGCGCAGTACCTCCATGGACTGAGCAGTGGTGGCCACCAGACGCGCCAGTTCGCCAGCCGTGGAGGGGTTGTCGGTTTCCTGTGGCATGACACCCGTCTCGGCTGTTGTGCGCTCCAACGCTTCGTTGATTGTACCCTGGAGACGCCCTGCCACCGCCTCGGCGCGTTCGATGCGCGCCAGGAAGTTGCGCATGCGGTCGTCGGCTTTGGCAACCATGGACGCCAATGCACCCACCAGGCTCTCGGTTTGCTGGGCCGTCATCCGCTGCATGGCTTCGGCGCTGGGTACCTGGACGCCCATGTCCTGCATAACTTCGGGAATTGGCTGCGGTGCCACGGCTTCGGTGCCTGGGATTGCATCGGGATCAGCGGGGCGTGGCACACGGCGGCCAGACAGGTACTTGTCGACCAGGTCACCAGTCGTCGGCGCAACGGGGATTTCTGGGTACACCGCGGGGGTCTGGCGTGCATCAACCATCTCTGCACTTGGTGTACTTTCGCGGGCAGACTCCATGTCGGACAGGCGGCTGGACGCCACAGAGTTGGCAATCTCCTCGAGTGCTTGCAGATTGGACGCCGTTAGACCCTGACGCCGGGATAGCTCTTCGCGCAGAGCACGCCCTGTATTGGCACCAGACGTGGGGCTGTCGTCGTCGTCATCGTCGTCGTCGCTGGTGGCACCATCCTGTTCGGCCGCGGCACGCGTGGCGTCGCCGTTGCTGGGGTCCTGGTTGTCGGGGTTGTTGGCGTTAAGCTCGTTGCGGCGCATCCAGTCACCGGCAAACACATCGGCAAACCGGTTGTTGCGTTGGCGTAGCTGCTCGCCAATCTGTTCGCGGCGCTCGTCGTCCAACAGGGGGTTGCCCAGGATCATCAACAGCTCGATGGTACTGGGTTCGTCGGACACGGGGGGGTCGGGGTCCTCAGTAAGCTCACACTCGCGCAGCAACTCGATCTCGGCCAGCAGAGTGTCACTTGGTTCGGCGCGCAGGATGTACTTGTACCACAAGTGCAGCGTTCGGATACCGCCCGATGTTGGGTACAGGGACAACCAGGTCAGGATGGCCTGGATGTGGTACTGTGCATCAATTGGCTGGTCGACGTATTCTTGAACGCCGTCGATGTTCACGAAGTCCTGCTGGGGGAGACTGGAGTTTTGGATCATGTAGTCCTTCCATTTGCCCATCAGCAGACAAAGAAAATCGTCCTCGTACTCCTTTTGGTACGCCGTCTTGCCAGCAGCCGTGTCCATCACAGCCTTGTGGGTGGCGTGTGCCTTGCGCTCGGCCTCTGTCAACGACGAGTCGGTCATGCCATTGACTGCAATCGCGTACTCGTTGCGCCGGGCGGCCGCAACCTGGGGCCGCATTGTGCCGTCGGCATTCTCGCCTTCGAACTCGGTGGTACGACGGCTGAACTTCTTTTTGGCCCCCTCGCCCGAGGGCTTGTCGCGAAGGCCGTGCAAGAAAATACTACTAAGGGGCCCCGACATGGTGCGTCCACTTGCACACAAAGTAGAGTGCACGCAATACAACAGCACAGACGTCTACCTGATAACCAGACAACATGGCACAGCCTATGGTACTCGAGTTTGGCCCAGCCGACCTACGCACCAAGCGCGAGGGAAGCCTAACCTACCAAGTCAAGATCCACAAGCGCCTGCGCGAGGTGCAGTCACTTCGCCTTCGTGGCTACGTTGTACAGTTTGGCGGCGGCGCTGCGCCCGACCTGTACTACTCGCTTGAGTTTCCCGACTACGTCAGCCAATCCGTTGGCAGCAACGGCCAAGTGGGTGCCCCCGTTCTGTACACTGGCACCGCCGCTGACTACGCCACCACCTCCGACCAGAACATCCCATTGGTCTCCCAAGTCGAGCTCTCCAACCACCCAGATCATGTCACCATTCGCATCCGTCGTCCGGCTGCCAGCACCACCAACATGGAGCAAACCCTCGAGTTGACCGGTGCAACCTGGGCACTCAACCTGGAGCTCCGCGGTATCCTGAAGCAGTAAATAACCGGGGTCACACACACTTGCTAGTGTCAGTTGGTTGTTGCATATACACCGACGCGAAACAATGAGTGCAGCACAAGAGGACAACCCCCAACGGCCTGGCGATTTCCAACTAGAGTTCTCGCCGGATGCCGTCTCCATCATGCAGGCTGCCCAGGCCAAGGGCATCCCTGATCGAATCCGCGAGATGCTGCCGTATGCGCCGTGGATGCACACCGCTCTGGGACTCTCTAGTGAGGTGCTGTCTGCGATGCTTCCCGAAGGTGTACAGGGCCCAGCGCTTGCCACACTCCTGACGCCCTCTGTGCTGACAATGCAGTATATGACTGCTGCGGAGTTCCGGGGAATTAAGCCACTGTCGTTTATGCGCGCGCACATGCGCCAGTTGTCTGGCTACACGGAGTACCTGCCGCGCGAAAGTTACAGTGACAGTCGCCTTGAAGCGGTTACTGCCGATGTTGCCAATGTGCTGGGCAAAAAGCAGGATCGCGCACAAGAAAATGGCGACATGGTGCCCAATGGCGTGCGTGTACTTACGCCGTACAACAAGGCCAAGCTGGAGCGCGTACCCATCCACAAGCACGTCCATTTGATCAAAGCGCAGGTGCCAGACGAACCCGCCAACTATGTGTTGGTGGACCACAGGATGTGCGCTGCATTTGCAAAGGAGGAGCACCCGCGCGAGTGGTTGCAACTGCGGTATTTTGATCCGACAGTGGAGTGCTATGAAAACCAGAGCCACGATATGCCCGTTGGTAACTTGCATGCGTGGCAAGAAGCACGTGACGAGCGCATTACACGACGCAACCGGTTTATTATGTCTACGGTGCCCGACTTTGTAGACCGCCTGCGTGTGCGCCTGCGTGGCGAATGGCGTCGTCGCTGTCGTCGCAGAGCCGTCAAAGCGGCAGCCAGAGGCGACGACGACGCCGAGTTTTGGGCCCCCTTTGAGATGATCGAGTCGCTGTACGAAGACAGTGACAGCGATGACAGCGACAGTGACAGCGACGACGACGACGACGACGACGACGAAGAGCGCTATCGAGTGTGGGAGTCAGAGTGCATTCCTCGTGAAGATGAATGGCTGGACTTCCCCGACGAGTTTGGCGATCTGGCTACATACAACAAGCTTGGCATGGGGTGCGTTGCCGGTGGGTATGTGGCCGTGCCCATCGACAACGGAAGCTACTACGCACTCTACGAACTCATGACACAGGATCGAATGACGTGGTTTATCGAACAAAACGAGTAAAATCACTACTTTGCGGTCAGTGCGTCGCGCAGTGAGCGGGGCAGAATGCCATTGATGGCCACAGCACCGCACATGGTGGGAATGGCAATGTCATCCGTCTCGCTGCGGCACTTGCCGGCCAGGTCAATGGCTGCCGCATTGGGGACGCAACCCGTGGGCTTGCCGTTGAACGTGGTCACCCGCGTGGGATCGTAGTAGAAGAACATCTCGCCAAAGCGAACCTGTTCGTACGGCGCCAGGTTGCAATCGTCCAGGAACGCATCGAGCTGGAGGGGGTCGACGAGCTTCTTCTTGCGCACATCGCGCAGGGTGCCGGTTGCCTTGATACACGCACGGAAGCCAACCATGCTCTCGGGGTTGGCAGTCTTCTTGGGGATGGCACTGGCATACGAGAGGTTGTCCTTGCCAGCCTGGGAGCGCAGTGTCTCGTCGTCGTACAGCGACTTGATCACATCGATGGGGGCACAGGGCTCAACGGACTTCCAGACATCTTCTCCGTACTTGTCTTGCATGAACTTGACGGACGATCGGCAGATTGCCACCTTGCGGTTGTAGGCCTTGGTCTGGGCGGCGTTGGGGTTGTTTGGCTTCTGGAAGTCCATGATGTCGTACTTGGCCACACGGAGGTCCCAGTAGCGCTTGGTCACCTCTGTGGGGCTGGGGACCTTTTCGGTCTTGGGGGGCGTGTAGCGCAGCTCGACGAAGTTGAGGCACGGCAAATGCGTGACACAGCAGCTCGAAAAGACCTTGCCGTCAATCTTGAACGTGGACATAGTGGTGGGTGTGGTTGTGGTAGTTAGATACCAAACTGGACTGAATGAACAAGTGGTCCATCTGCCGTGTGTTTTTATTGCCTACTGTGTGTGGCGATGTTGATCCGACGAACCACGTCCTCGTTCTTGGCACGGGGACCAAACCGACTGCGCGCCTCGGCCACTTGCTTGGCAATGTACTGGAGTGCACGCTCTTTTCCGCGAATTAGCTTAAAGTCAATGTGCGGTCTTTCCTTGCCAAAGAAGCGCCCTGGCAACCTTCCGATGATGTAGTCGCCAATGCCCGCGTTGTCGAGGTGGATCAGCGTGGTGTGTCGGACCGTGATCACAACGTGTGCATGTACTCGGTTGTACTTGGTGCCTACCTCAATGCCAAACTCGCCTGTAACACGTCGGATGCCATGTGGATACTTGTTGGCCGACTCGGGACCAACGTACCGAAACATGGCTGCCTGTCCACCCGTGGCATACAGCGGCACCCCGGGCTGTGACACAGACAGGAGATCCCGCACGGCATTGCGCAGTTCTTCCTTTAGGGCATGTTCATCACGCAGCGTAACACCCATCTTGTTTGTGTTGATTGTGAGTAGCCATGACGAGTAGTTGAGTGTGGGATCTCGCCGACTGGCCTCAGTGACATGCGTAGTGGGAAGGGCCATGGTAACACTGATTACGTGGTACAAACTTGCGTGTATGTTTATCCTTGTTGTCACTGCGGCAGTGCACTAGCAGCGTACTCCATCATCTCCTGTGTTACCTCAATGCCTGCAGACACGGGCGACGACAGTGGAGTGACCGGGACAACAGAACGCGCTGCTGTCGCTGCCACCTTGCTGCCACCCGAGAGCCAGCCCGTGATGGACCGGTTAAGGCGGTATGCTCCAAAGGCCGCGAGGGCCAGACACACACCGCCCAAGATCTTGGCGTTGCGGCTCATACGAAGCAGGATGTACTTGCTTTTGGTACTCTTGTTGAGCGCGGTCAGGTACTCGCGCGGCTGGGGCAACTGTACCGGTTGTGCGTTGATGGCTGCAGCGCCGTGGGTTGCCGTGTAGTCTGTGCCCATGGCATCATTGTACACGGAGAGCAACACGCTTGGATCCAGTTTGTCGGCGTTGGCGTGCACAAGTTCCAGAGTCTGGTTGGGACCCTTGGGCTTGTTCTTGGCGCCCTTGGGGCGCCCGGGGCCACGCTTGGGCGGCAGTGGAATTTCAGTGGGGAGTTGTGCCCCCACCGGGGGGTCGTCCACCAGCGCCGCAAGGGCCGAACCAACGCCAGCACCGTCGTCTACGGCAGGAATGGGCTCGGGAATGGTATCCATGGCTAGTGCACGAGTGGGTTCCATGTGCAGTTACTAGCTACACAAAAGTGATGCACCGACCGTGGGCGTGCTTACACGCTAATCACCGTCGTGGCCAGGACCTCGCCAGCCCAGCAGCTCGCAGCCGTGGCGCCAGCAAGCCACGCGCGCTGCATCATGGACAGACTGGACGAGACACCAGCGCGGCCACCCACGAACTGGGGAACGGCAAACGCCATGATGGCGCCAGAGGCAGCAGAGCCGACGACGCTCTGGGGGACAGTCTTGAGGAAACCACCGATGTTGGGCATTGTTGTGTGCGTACGTGTCGATCGAAGAGACAACTATAGACGTTGTAGAGACAACTAGTCCTGGTCGGCAGGGGGTTCGGCCTTGGGTGCAGCGCCTTTGTTGCCTTGAGTGCGTTTCAGGAACTCGACGACGGCCTCGAGAACCTCGAGATCCTCTTCCCCGTCCTTGTTGAGACGCATGCCGCCATCGGGGGCTGTATCCCACCAGGGGGTAGCATTTGCACGTAGACATCCACTGGGCCCAAACATGGGCACTGGGAGCTCACTGTACTGGAGGGTATGCACCGGCTTTGCCAACTGGTACGCCCGTCTGAATGCAACTCCCGCCATGATCGCAGCCGATAGGCCGCTCATCCCCAGGCAAACCGCAAGTGTAAGGTTGCTCATCTCACGTGCGTTTTGTTTTACGACGTTTGGTACTGGACTGACCTGTCTTCTTCTTGGGCTTGGCTTTTGTAGCCTTCTTTCGCTTGCGCTTGGGCTTGTCCTGGGCAATACCCAGGGCCGTGGGATCCAGCAATGTGTATGGCGACGGCTTGTCGTGCAATGACACCCAGCCCATGTACAACAGTACACAGTCCAAGACGTGCTCGGACTCGGCTGCCAACTCGGGGTGGGACTTCTTGAGCCACGCCTGGTACAGGTGCTTGGTAGCCACGTCGCCTGCCACCTCCTTGATGGCCTTTTGGGTTCGGAACCCGTACTCCTCACGCAGAGCTTTGCGGATGGGATGCAGACGCACGGTCCACAACTTGGACGGTCCTTCCCAGTCCAAGTTGGCATCAAGTGGTACAAAGCCATTGCACAGTGTGGCCATGTGCGACAGCATGGCTGTGTTGCACTGGAGCAGGGCCACAATTACACTGGCGCGCAGACTCTCGCGGTTCATGTGCTGCTCCTCTACCACCACCCACGTGGCACGCTGGATGCGTGCATGCAGATAGGGGGTAATGGCGTCGCGTGCTTGGCGTGCATACTTGCTGTGGTACGTGGTCCACGGGTTCATACACGCCACGGGCTCATCCGCCGTCTCGGGCTTCCTGCCTGTTCCCTTGTGTGCGCAGATGGAGACGTTGCCCTGGGCGCGAATACGTAGCTGGCCTCGCTCGTCGATTGGGTTGGCCATATCAATCTCGATGTATGACCAGTTGCGAGCACCGGGGTCCATGAACACCGCCCAGCAGTGCTTACCCTGCCCGCAAAAACAGAAAGGCTCCGGCAAGGAACAGTGGCACTCCCACCAGGGTTGGGTAGTCGATGCCTCGGCGGGCTGCGACAAAGTCATGGTGGACTCGAGATAGCGCGCTTCCGCCAGCCGGGTTACGCACAAATCGGCCAGTGTGTGCAAAGCGCGTTGTTGCATGGGCCGTGGCTTGGTTGCGACGATCAACGCCCAACAAGCCGCGGAATGACCCACTGAAGTTGGTCATGCCCGTTGTGTTATCCGCTGGACGAAACCGCGTCGAACGCGCTGCCGCCACAGCGCCGGCAACAGGGGGCGGGGTGTAGCCATGGCGGGCAAACGTACCACCCGTGGACTCGTGACGGGGAATGGGACCAACCATGATGTACGCGTGGTTTATACACCGGGTAGACCGACGGGAAATTACAGGTACTGACCACGACGACCGGCACTACCGTCGTCATTGACCTCTCTCATTGCCTCGGCCGTGTTGCACTTGATGTAGTCCAGGCACGCGCGAGCGTTCAGTGCCACCTTATGGTAGTGGAGCAACTCCTTGGTCTTCTGTGACTCCCATAGTCCCGGTAGCACGTTGCTCGTCAGCTCCGTCAGCTTCCACATGTCGTTGTTGTCGCCACCCAGGGTGTCGGTCACCGTGCACAGCAGCGGAATGGCGGCAGCACGTGCCTGGTCCAACGCCTTGACCAGCTCATCTTCGACAAATTTGCATTGGTATCCCATCATCACAATCTTGCTGTGGGCACCAATGCGATCGTTGGCATGATCAAGGCTGGAGATCTTGATGCGGAACTCTTGGAGCATACGCGCACAGCCAAGCACCCATTCGCGATACCGCGGCTCGGGGCACTCTCGGGTCAGTGACATGACAGACATGACCTCGTCAATGTTTTTGACGCATGCACACACATCCTCTATGTGTTCGTCCAGTGGCGTCTCCCAGCGCGACACGGCGCTGACGCCGGGTGTGTGATCAGCGGCCCAATCCCAGGCCTGGGGCAAAGGCGGCACTAGGACCTCGTCCACGGGCATCTGTTGGAGCAATGAAGCGGGGGATAACACGGTGCTCGACATTGGGCTGTTTGTTGGAAATGACAACACCGACAATGATGAGCGTTGCAATAGACGCCAAGCCAATAAAACTCATTGTGACACAGACAACTAAACACGTCGTAGAGCATATGCCTGTGTGCTTTACAGTGTATCCGGCGGCGGTGGTACGCGGGTAGCGGGAGCAGCACGCCGCGTAAGCTCGGCCACGTTGCTGGAATGGACACTGTACACCAGACTACCAATGTCCATTGCAAGAGACATCCACGTCGGGACTTGCATGCCGCCATACTTGATACTCAGTTCGTTGACCGAGTCGCGAATGCGCGAGCGTGTAGCATCGTGGTCGCTGTTGGGGTCCAGAGTTTCTCCTTCCGCGATCAGCAGTACTTGTGACAGACTGTATGGGCGCGACAGGCATGGCTTTCCTGGGATGTACTCCTCATACTGCTCGGCGAGGCCAATCATCTTGGAGAACCCCCAGTATCCCGGGTCGCGCACCTTGTGTGGCAGACTGGCGTACGCCAACTCCAGCTCGTTCTCCAACTTGGAGAGGGGGGTCACGTCGGGCGAGAGGTTGGTCACTTTGATGACCTGGTGGTGATTGGGCTTCATGTGGCGATACAACTCCTTGTACTGTCGCGCCTTGTTGGCATACACCTTGATGTCAACGGGTGCCCTGCGCGGAGGCACCTTGGGTGGACGCCCAGGGGGACGCCGACTGGTACTTGCCCCGCCCTTGACTGCAGGGCCCACGTACGCCGAGCCATACGCATCTTGCATGTTTTGGCGGATCCGATCTTCGACTGACTTTTCTTTGCCCTTGCCCTTGCCCTTGCCCTTGGCGCCAGGCGCGCCATCATGGATGGAGTACATAGTGCTTACCAAAAAGTGATGCGCGTGTTACGTGCCTGGCCGTGTACAGTTACACACTACCGAAACTGTGCAAACACAAACGCTGCGCCACCCACGATCACCATGATGGGCAGGTACTGAAGTGTGCTGCCGAGTCCACCGGCCACGCTCTCAACGGCATGGCCCACGTTGCTGATGGTACCAGCGGCGGCGCTTTCGATCTGGTTTGCGCCCTGGCCGACCTGACGAATGGCGTCAAACGGCGACGACACAATGCCGCGAAGATCCTGGAAAATAGTCATGTTGTGTGGCGCGATACAAATCTACCTAATCATTACGTAGAGCAGACGCCGTCAACATGAGCACGACAATCACTTACACCATCCGCGATGCGGGGCGTGACGCAGGAGGCCGTGCCAACCACCGCGACGAAGCCACAGACACCGTGGTTGCAACCATTGCAATCACAGCCCCGACCAAACCCGATGCATGCAAGGCGTTCTGTGACAAGATGGCATGCTTGCGCGACGGCATGTGTACGCAGGCTACCGCCGAGGCCATGGGGTTCACAGTCAGTCAAGCGACGTGGTCAACCAACATCTACGAAACGAGCGTTATCTCATAAACAGTCCGTGTTTATCAGCGAAGTGTGTTAACAGCCTTGGCGTATCTGCGCGCCACTGCATATGCCTGGGTAACGTTGGTTGCGTTGGGGATCCGTCCAAGATCCAGACTCTGGCCCACAATGTGCGAGGTCCGCGGGATGTAGGTGGTGTGTGTGTCGTGGTGGCGCACGGCAAACTGATCTGTGCCCTTGGGGGCGGGGGGCGTGTGCACTGGGCGTCGAGCGGACAGTGTGTTCTTGTATGCCGCCATCACACGGTTGGTGCGCTCGTCGCCTACGTACTGCGGCAGGCCGTTGCGCCACACGTAGTTGTACAGTCGGGGGAGGTTGTGCTGGCGTTGCGCCTCGCGGATCTGTTCGGGTGTGCGCACGCGTGCTTCGGCTACGCTGCGCTGGGCACGGAACTTCGGGACAGCCCGTGCCTCCCATGCGTGTGCGTCGATGCGATCCTGGATAGCCGAGTACGGCACCATACGTGAGTTGCGTTGTCCCATTGTGACCTACTTGCGCAGTAGAAAATACGCCAGGCCCACGCCACCAATAACCAGGCCCAGCTCCAGCTTGCGATTGCCAAGGATGGCCTGGCTAATGGGGTTGTTGGTAGCAGACTCCAGGATACCACCCGTGGCCGTGGTGCCAGTACCCACGGACGGGCCAGTGGGGGCTACCGGTGTGGGGGCGGGCAGTTGACGCAGAGCAGCGTCAATGGCGTTCTCCTCCTTGCGCAGGGCGTCCAGACTGGCACTGGGCAGACGGTTGCCAGCGGACTTGAGTACCGATTCGATGCTGCGCTGCGATGCCTCCAGCTGTGTGCGCTTGGCGGCCACAGCGGCCAGCTGCTGCGCGGCATCGGGGTTGAGGCCCACTGCCTTGAGGGGTGCATCAATAATGCTACCGCCCGGCATGGTCTTGATGCCCAACGAACCGAATTGCTCCAGCCCGCCCGTCAGTGCCTGGCCAACGTTACGACCCTTGGCAATGGCAACGACAGTGTCAAGTGGCGCCGTGACCATGCGCATAGGCGCGGTGGCAAAGTGTGCAATCGTGTCAAAGATACCCATCGCGCGTGTGTGTGTGCGTGTCAACAACAATGTAGAGCGCCTAATCCTGATTCATTGTTTTGGCCAGGCCCTTGCCGACTACCGCTAGGTACCGCGCGTACTCAATCAACGTCAACATCTCGGCGCGACGAGGCACAAACCCAGCGGTAAGTGCCACTTGTTTCGTGGCAAACAGTGTCAGTTGATTGCGGCGCGATTCGGGCAAGGTGCTCCCATACGCCAAGAACAAGCCCCGGATCTTGCCAACGTTAGCCTTGGCTTCTTCGGCGTACTCCTCTTCGGTCATACCCTCGATCGTCTTGGCGATTTCAGTCACCTCTGCCTTTTCCTTGGGCTTTTCCTCGCTTGTGTCGATCATCATAGTGTATGCAGTGCCAGCCAAAAACAGCAAATCGTCCAGAGTGAGCGAGCCGACGTAACTCATGACGTCGGTGTAGGACCGTTGGTTGTCCTTGTTGGCAGGGGCCTGTTTCCACTCGCCGAGACGCCCAAGCAGCATGGAACGGACATCGATCAGCGCGGCATCTGCCGTTTGCGTGGTCATCGCGATCACAGAAAAACAAGACCGGCTGTACCAGCTGCGCCAGCTGCGAGCCACCAAGGAACAGGGGTTGCGTTGGGTTCGTTGCTTGTGATAATCCACGGGCGGGCAGTGCCGTCACGGGCGATTGCAAAGTTTCCAGAACCACTTGTGGCGGCCGAGAAATGAATGGCCAGAGCAGTGCCAGCGGCACCGACCAAAAAGCGCGTGGCCGGGTGACGCAGGCCAACACTGGCAAGGCCACCGCCAATAGCACGACGAATTCCAGACATAGAGATTGGTGTGTACAACAACAACTGACGGTGCGCATGTGTATAGTTCGGGCTTGTTTTACGCGTTGAATCCAAAGAAGCGGAGAATGCCGCCCAGGGCACCGCCGCCCATGCCCGTGTCGGTGCTGGCCACGTTGAACTGTGCCATGCGGACATTCTTGCTGCCTGGCTGCTGGTTGAGCGGTGTGCGCACGTCGTCGAACTTGCCCAGAATGGAAAAGATACCGGGGATGTACTGGTCGGTCATGGGCTGCGGGTTGAACAGCTCGCCGGTCGGGATCTGGATCTCTCCATTCTCGACCATAAACTGCAGCTCGTAGTCAGCACGATCGCGCGGGCCACGCAAGGCCAGCTTGGCCCAGCGTGCCTGGAGCGCCGCCATGCGGTCAATCTCCATTTCGCGGTTGTTGAGGTACTCGGGGATGGTGCGCTCGATCCGCTCGAGCTCGCCGCCATTCTTGAGGTCAAACGTTCGTCCGAGGAACTGGTCAAACTTGACGGCGCGGTCAATCTTGGCCTTGCGCGCGGCATGATCCACGTCATCCTGGGTGGCAAACGCCGTGAGGCCACTCTGTGCGGCAAGGCGCTGTTTGATCACCGCGCGCTCGTCGTAGTCGTCGGGCACAGCAAAACGCGCGGGGAACGGGTTGATGCTGCCGCCGTTGTCGCGCGTGCTGGGCACAAAGGTACCCTGGGTGTGCTGGGCCTTGAGCTGCTTGGCAGACGCTGTGGCGCGCTCAACAAACTGGCGCGCCTCGGGGGCAATGCCGTCACTGGCCGCCGCCGCGGTACCGGTAAGGTCCCGGGCGGACGTGCCCATCGTATCAATCTTAGTCATGGCGGCAGGGTGGTGTTTTGCTGCTACAAACCCAGTAGAACCATATGAGCAACGCAGCCACTCGCGAGTTTATTGTCATCGTCCTTGCCGTCGTATGCGTCTATGTCGCGCTTGCCATTCACATCGTCTCATCCCTTGCGGGCGTGTCTGCAGTGGGCACAGTATCAACACTGGCTGTGGCAGCTTGGTCCGATTGATCAGGTTGATCGTGCGGCTGATCACAAGCAGATCGTGGCGTGTTTGCATGCGGCTGTGTCGCTATGCGCAGACTTTTGCTTGCCAGAAGAGCTAGCGGAGGCACATACGTGGCTTCACTGGTTGTTCCAGCAAGAACCGCGGCCAGAAACCCCTTCCACAGCCGACCCAGCTCGATAGCGTCCCTGACCCGCGCCCTGCCATCATAAAGCTTCTTTTCCAATCTGGAAGCACACGACTGAAAGTGTAGTATGTGTGCGCGTGTTCGCGGGTGACGGTGTGTGATCATCAGGCGCTGTGCCTTGCCGATGATGTTGCGACAGCGTTCTGTGTACACACGGCCCAGGCCAGGCATGCGCGGGTCACTGGTTGACGTACGAGACGCTGCACATGAAGGCAATCGCGAGTCCATCGTGACCGGTGTCCTGGAGGCGAATGTAGTACTCGTGTGGACTAAGGCCGGTCGGACTGGGCAGTTCTAGCTCATTTACACAGTACAACCACTCGGTACTCTTGTATGGCAGGGCCTGGAATCCCACTCGACACACGTCTCCGGGTGTGGTACACAGGATCCGGATGTACGGATCGCTGGTGGTGTTGTGCGCTTGTCTGATAGCCGCCGCTACGTCGTACTCGTCGGCCGTCATTCTATCGCGTATGTAGTGCACACTTGCTGTATACCCGTTCCAAAACAATCACAATGTCCTATCTCTCCCGCGTTACTGGCCTTGACGCAATTGGCATCCGCCAGGGGCGTGCCCGCCAGCATAAGAGCGTGGTCAACTTCGACGACGCCACGCTCGCCAGTGGCGGTACCCTGGGCGCCGCAGCTGCTGCCACTGAGAAGCGCGATGGCGTGCTCTGTGTGCTGTCTCTGCCCGCCGCCTCGTACACCCTGACCGCCAACGCCCCGACGCCCCTGGTCCTGGCCGGCGTGCTGTCTCCTGGTGTGCGCCCCGCTGCCGACACCGAGATCGGCACGGTGGCTGTCGTGGACAATGGCAACGCCCGCCGCGCCAAGGTTGTGGCCAAGAGCGGCGGCAACGTGGAGCTGACTCCCATTGACGTCGCAGGTGCCGACCTCGAGGATGGCGCCTGGGCTGCCACGTCCACCCAGGTTGTGAGCTGGAGTGCAGTGTCCGGCTGCTTCATTGCCGCATAAACAACCCTGTTTCCAGCCAATCTACCTCGTTTGTAGTCAGACATGTCGCATCGCGTGGGCCCCGAAGACAAGCGCGATTTTCGCCGCGCGGCCGCTAGCACGGGCGGTGGCGGAGGCCCCGTGTCCGCAGCCAGTGTTACAGCTGTACCCAATGTGATCTTGTCCAGTACCAATGTCCAAGGTAACCTGGATCTCGCCGACCTGGACCTCCAAGCCCTCAATGCCGGTGTGCTTGCCAACAACACGCTGATCACCAACCTGGGTAGCAACGACGTGGACAACGACAGTGGCAGTACCCCGGGTGTAACTGTGACCGACGCCATCGATGTTACGTACGGCATCACACAGTCAAACAACTTGTTTATTTCCAACATCGGCACAGATGTTATTCCCAACCAGAGTACACTGGCTGCCGGTGCCACGTGCAGCAACGCACTGGATTCTGCGTTTGGTCAAGCCAACACAGCGATCGGTGCCGCGGCCACCAACGCGTTGGCCATTGCTAACCTGACAAGCGACGCAATTGGCGACACGAGTACAGCGGGTGGCGCGGATGTAGAGGAGTCCCTGGACAATCTCCAGACCGCTATCACCGGCCTGGACAGTGGTGACGTGTCCAATGCCAGTGGTGTGACTGGAGGTACGGTAACTGCTGCGCTCAACAACCTCAACAGCGGTCTGGGTGGACTGGGTACCGACGACGTCACCAACGACAGCGCAATTGTGCCAGGCGCCACTGCCACCGATGCGATCAACAACGCACTGGACCCCCAGGTGTTGCAGTGGCGCCAGGCCAACTGGGACCCCATTGCCAACCCCGTCGGCACGTTCCACGACGGCACGAACATCAACCAACGCGAGCTGTTGCTGTGTTCACTCCAGGCGGCTGATATCAACAGCAACTTCCGACCCATGGAATTGCGCAGTAGCGCCCTCGCGACACAGGTGGGCGGTGCCAGTGGTGCTACGTTCGTGCAGCGCAGCGCGGCGGGTAACCTCCAGTTCACAGAAGATGGCTATTATCGGATTGATGGAAACTTCACTGGAATCTTCCCCAACGATCGCCCGAGCGAGACGTTCTTTCCCGAACGATACTACATCTTTGGAAACTTCGGCGCCACCGAGTTTAGCAACGTACCGCTGCCGATCGCAGGCACGGGCACGTCCGTGGAATACGTAATTGGCGTCAACGGTGTGCCACCACAAACCAACCAAGAGGCCGCAGTGGGTCTTAACACGGTGAACTACGTGACGCGATCGGGCGCAGATGTGTTCTTTGCGTGGTTCTGTTACACGTGTGCGGGTACGGCAGTTGCACGCGACGTGCGTTTCGTAGGAAAGATCTTGGTTACCAAACTGCGCTAGTCGCCACTTTTGTTTGTGGCAAAGATGGCCGAATCCCCATCGCGTGCCGCCGAAAAGCGCAAGGCGGGTACGACACCCGACGAACTTCAGCATGTCCTTGTGCGCCACTACGAGTGCCCGATATGCATGGAGACATTGTACAACGCAGTCATATTGCCGAAATGCGGTCATTCATTTTGCAAAGAGTGTATTGATCGGCTCCAGACAGTGAGCGGGAAAGTGTCCAACCTATGCCCTGTATGTCGCGCGCCATTCCATGCGGCCATTCGCAACAGAGACGCCGACACCGTCATCGCCGAACTCGCTCGTTTGTGTCCCGACGTCGGTGGGTCGCACGTAAAGCGGTTGGAGGAGCTGGCAAAGTTCGAGAACTGGAAGAAGGAACACCCGACGTCGGGCAGTCTGGGCATGCGTGCAACAGCATATCTTGCGTTTGGCGACGTGACCAGCCCAACGCTAAACGAGGTGTGGCAAGACATCCTGCGCAAATCGACTGCCAAGCTCAGCGGCAAGTATCGCCTCCATGCCTTTTCGGTGCTTGGTCTTACGCCCGAGTCGGTCAGGCGCTTGCCAGTTCCAACAGTGAAAACCATCGCGCGCAACCTCGGACTGGCCACACGCGGCGCCAAGCTCACGACCGTGAAGAGGGTTCTCACGTACATGCATGGGTAAATCGACACAGACGCTTACAAACGATAAACGAAGTCACGTTGTTTACTACTTGTTTTTGCTGCCACTGCGCGTCCAACAAACCACCGCGCTGGTGAACATGCCCAGCACAAATGCCACCACCGGAAGACCAATGCGCGACGGCACTGACAGCTTGTACGCAGTCACGGGGTGGCATTCGTCGAAGGCGCGAGAACATTGTTCGCGATGCATACCGAAGCGATCGCGATCAAGATCAGTGCGTCGGTGGGGCATCGGCGGTGGGTCTGACGTGATCGGCGTAAACGCGAGTGCGCGGGTTGCCATTGTTTACTGAACGATGTCTCGTACAAAGTCGGGGAATAGGGGTTCGCCTGAGGGTACAGGAGTGTAGGACCAATAGGGAATGGTGTGAACAATGAGACAGGTCGCGCCAAACGCCTGTTCGATTTTGTGCGAATCGATGTTGTAGCACCACAGCACAACCGGGAAGTTGGCCACGTTCTTGGCGCCACGGAACCGCAGCCGGCGCAAAAACACCAAATGGGGCAAGCTCTGTGCGCCCAGCCGCCGAGCCCAGCTGGTGGACATGTCACCGCGTGTCATCAACACAATCGGCACACCACGGGCCGCTTCTTCCAGAACCTTCGTTGTCCAGTTGTTGATCTGGCCACGACCGAACGGCGGGTTGCAGTACACGACGCCCTCGTTCTGACCCACCTCCCACGACTGTGTCAGGCCATCATCGGCGGGCGTGTAGTAGCGCGCGGCGCCCACGGGGTTGTCGTCTGTGGTACACGGGTCAAGTGCAATACCACCCATGCTGTCGCTGATCATTTTGATCAGATCAAGCGGAGTCTGCCAGTTGTTGCGGTCTGCCGGCGGGGCAGTGGCGCCCGCAGTGTCCGGGGCAGACATGTTTTTCGCACGTGTACAGTACAGCCCAACCAGCGGCAACACCAGAGAGAGCAGACAGGGCGACCAGTACTACCACAGCAATGACTTCCCAGATCAGTGACATCGGGTGTGTTTTACGCGACGCGGTAAATGTCGATCTGGCCGCTCTCGAGGTGCACGCCTGAAGTATTGCCGCCGCTCGTGTTGGACCACATGTACGGGTCCCACGTTGTTCCCGTACTGGAAATATCAAACGTGTCTGACATCACAAGTGTGCGTGACTGTTCTGGGATATCAGCAGTTGCACGGTACTTGGCGGTCAGCGACGTGCGCCCCGCGATGTCGGGCGCCGTACCAGCTGGCGTCGTGTCGAGACTAAACCCAAAGTAATAATCGGCCAACGCGCCACTCGAGCTCTCCTCTGCGCGGAGGGTCGTGGTGATCACCGCGTGGAATGTACCCGTGATGTTAAAGCGAAGTCGCCCATTGACAATGGTAATGTCACCCGCGGTGCCGATCTCGGTCGTAACAACCGTCGCGCTGACAAAGAGCCCACACCAATTGGTGTTAGTGTCGGACGTTGTGTTGAGGAAGTCTCCAATTCGAATAAACAGTGCAGTCGGACTGGTGTTGGGATTGGACGGGCGGTCTGTGTGGTAGTACCCAAGAATACCACCCCCGCCTCCGCCACCTGCGGCGTTTAGGGCGTCTGTCACAGTGCCCGCGCCTCCGTTGAGCGTGCTGTCGTTGGCAATGTCATCAGACGACAAAGCCGAGATGGCACTCGTGTTGGTAAAGATGTCAGCGGCGAGTGTGTTGATTGCACCCGACACGTTGGCACCCGTGGTCGCGGTTGTGTTGGCGATATCGTCGCTGTCCAACGCGGCAATGGCAGCGGCGTTGACCTGCAGGGCACTAGACACACTGCCCGTACCGCCATTGACCGTGGACACATTAACAATGTCGTCGCTGTCAAGGTTGGAAATAGCAACTGCGTTGGCCAGAATTGCAGCAGCATTGGTTTCCAGTGCGTTGGTGGTGGTGACACCCGTGACGGTACTCTGGTTGGTGACGCTGTTGGTACCCAGGCTCCCGATGGCGTTGGCGTTGGTCTCCAGTGCGTCAGACACCGTGGCACCGGTCACTGTGCTCTCGTTGGTCACGCTGTCGCTGCCCGTGGGCCCGCCGGTGGCAGCATCGAGGGCACTGAGGGCTGCCGTTACGGTGGCGCCGGTTACCGTACTGGTGTTGGCAATGGCGTCGCTGTCCAGACCGGCAATGGCCGCGGCATTGGTCTCCATGGCGTCGGACACGGTAGCACCCGTCACCGTGCTTTCGTTGGTCACGCTGTCGCTGCCACTGGGGCCGCCACCACCCGCGGCGTTTAGGGCGTCCGTCACGGTACCCGCACCTCCGTTGAGCGTGCTGTCGTTGGCAATGTCGTCACTCCCCAGGCCAGCAATGGTCGCTGTGTTGGTGTCCGCCTTGCCGTCAGCCGTCCCCGCCGTTGCCGCAGCCGCTGCTGCTGCTGCCGCATTGGCTTCCAGCGCATCTGTGACCGTGGCACCTGGGACTGTACTGTCATTGGTGACACCATTACTCGACCCACCCGTGCTCCCATCCAGTGTGTTGAGAGCGTCAGTGATTGTACTACCAGTAACAGTGCTATTGTTTACGAGATCGTCCGAACCGGTCACAGCGGGTTCGGCGAGTTTGGCACGCAGATCCCGAAGAACCTCGGGGGAAACGCGGGCCGACATGGCGTGCAGTTCTAGTCATCGTGTAGAGGCGTAATCTTGCACCAGCCACTGTCGCTACTGTCGCTGTCCGTACAGCTACTAGCACTTCCCGTGTCAGTGTAGTCAGAACAAAGGTCGAGATCAAACGACACGCGACGATCGCCCACGCGACTGTCCACCACGTCCACGGCAGGGGGTCCGCAAAAGGATCCCCGAGGGGCGTCCGGGATAACCATGGGCGACAAAGGCTCATAGTGATGACGCACAATGTACGGCTGGTTTCTCCGCCGACGAGGCAAATCAGAGCATACGGCATCGTACCGCGCCTCGGCTTCGGCGAACGTTCCAAAGTCGCTGATCAGTCGATCGGCGTCCTTGGCGCGCTTGTTCTCGACGTACACACGCCAGCGATCGGGCGTAGACAGCAGCTTGGACACGACAGTGGGCGCGCCAGGAAAGGCAGGGGAGTACATGAGTTTATGGGTTGTTGTGGCACAGGGGACACTGACAGGTGTGTGGCCAGGCTGCCGCGTGGTGATAACGCCGCACCACGCTTATATGCAGCTGGGTGTCCAAAATCGATCGAAACTTCGAACGTAGTTCTTGTTCGATCATGTCTCCCAGGTGCTCGCGGGCCACACGCTCGGTCTCGTGGATGGGACCCATCTGGTCTGCATTGTCGGCCTCCAGGCGCGCGCGTTCGGCGATGGCTCGACGGTAACCCTCGACTGCCACACGAATGGCGTGCGACTCGATTTCGATCATGATCCGGTGTGCGTCACTGCCGTGGTTCATGTGTGATCGATACGTACACTAGCCAGCCAATAATCACGATACACGCCAACGCAACTAGGTCTTCCATGAACTCGGTGTGTGTGTTGTTTACGCTGTGAGAAGCGGGCGCATAAGACCACCCTGGATAATGACGTGGCGGTTCATCATCGCCGTCGCGCGCAAATAGCAACCCGCCGTCTGCTGCTCGACGACGCTGCCCAGGGCATCGGCCGTGGTCGCGTACGGGTCGCCCGTGATGTCCTGGTCCACGAGCACCGGGTCGGGTGTACCAGCGCTGCCCACCGTCGCGGTCGGCATGTTGCTCTGCTTGCCGTTACCCGGCTCCTTCTCCCATTCAACCACATAGCGCAGGTTGGAGAAGGCGTCGAGCTGGCGCGAGCCGTAGTTGTCGGGCGAGCCGGACGCAAGCGAGAAGTGCGTGATGTACAGGTTGGTGCCGAACTGGCCGTCCACGAACGTCGGGTTCTCGTGTGCCTGGATCTGCAGATCCGTCTGGCGGCGACGCACGTCGCTCTGGCCCGTCTTGAGCGTGATGGCGGTCACAGGACGCAGGTTGGTCTCGTCGTACACGTAGTTGTTGCCCACGGCTGCTGTGGTTGTGAGACGATCGAAGGCGCCGTCGATGTCCTGAGCGCGATGGCACGTGAGCACGATACAATCCGCGGCACCCGTGAGAGACTCCAGTTTGTAGCTTGTCTGGGCGTTGGTGACATCGCCCGGGTCGGCAAACTTGATGGCGTTCTCCTGCACCGGCTCCTTGGCCAGGTACACCAGACCCGTGGCGCTGTTGTTCTTGGCACTGATGCGGCTGTAAATCTCGTTGGGCAGGAACACGACCGTGTACGACAGCGCCTGCTCCTCCAGCTTGATGGACAGATTGGCCTGGCCACCGGGGTTCTGGATCAGCTGGCGCATCGGCTTCCAGCGAACCACCAGCGTCAGATCGTGGGCCAGGTCGCGCGCCGGCAGGAGCTGGTGCGGCGTGTTCCAGAACAGGTGCTGGAGCTTGATGCGGAACTCCTGGGGGCGCTTGCTGCGATGCACGCGGTCACGAGCAGTGAGGCCACCGCCCACGGCCTGGTCAGCAGCAACGGCGTCGTCGTTGTCCTTGGTCATCTGGTGGCGCAAAAACTCGTCAAAGCCAGTGAACGAGTAAATCTTGCGGCCTGCGTGGCGGATCTCGACGTTGTCAATGCACTGGTAGCCAAAGTACGGCACGAGACACGGGTCGACATTGCTGTCCAGGGGGTCGGTGTACGTGGCGTTTTCGATGCTGCTGATCTTGAGGCGCAGATGCGTGCGCCAGATCGCCTGCTCACCACGCGGAATGCGGAACACAGACTCGGCGCCGAATGTACCGACGGTGCTGGCCGCAATCTCGTCCTCGTCGTGGTGGAAGTTGGAAATACCACGGTGCTCCTGGTGCTCAAACGGAGAGAATTCCGTATGCAGCAGCTCGTGGGCGGGGCCCACGGCCGCAAGAGAGTTGAAGCCAGACATGGTTTACTGTTGGTGGGTGGGGTGTGTTGGATGTACCTAGGTACCCCGTAGAGACACCTGTATGTCTACCCCGTGGATAGACACATACGTATCATCATGCGCGTGGGATTCATTGTAGCAATCCTGTTGGCCATCGTGGCCCTGGCATACGCCCAGGTCAACACCACGACTGTCGCCGATCAGGCACTCGATTCCGTACTCGACCGCCTCGACGAGGTCCAGACCAAGCTTGCCAGCAACACCGACAGCACGTGGGCTGTCATGGGCGGCCAAGCACTGGCCATCCTGTCCACGTTGGGACACAACAAGGGGTTGCGCCGGTTTGTACTCCGAAGCAAGTGTTGTGGTCGGACCGCCGAAATTAGTGCAGGCGCCGCAACCCCCAAGGCGTCGCCAGAACGAACCACCGCCCCAGTTGAACTCGCACCCGTCGGCGGCGCAAACGTGTAACATGGCGCAGCCACCCGCGTACGAAACCGCGTGCAAGTACGTACATCTGGAGTATCACCTGCGCGGCACATGCAGTGAGTGCAACCTCGAGATCGAAATAGACGCAGATGCATACGTCAGGCCTAACGAACATACACTGACACACTCGCCTTACATGTGGGTATTCCACGGCATATTCTCGGAAGATTTCTGTCCGCGATGCAACGGTCTTCCTGTTCGTGCCCCCATCGACGATCTCCCTCTGATGATGTCCCATCCCGTCGAGAGGTGCATTGGGCGTATACGTCCAACATTCGAGTTGGTAGACTCCCATGCCCTTCCGATCAATCTCGGCGTTGGGGCGGTTTCCTACGGGAAATACATCGTCAAAGGTCGTATCTCGCCACATCCGGTTCGGATCACTTCCACGCATCGTACACCCCCTGAGTACCCCGACCTCGACAAAGAACCCGTGTACATCAACCTCGACAACATCATCGACATCAGCTGAACTTATTGTGGGTTCGCGGCCCCAAAGGCGTCACCAGAACAAACTGTTGCCCGCCGACAACAATGGGAGCCAACCAGGCCAAAGCCAAAGCCAGAGACAAAGCCAGAGCCGCCGAATTCCTCAAAAGATGGAACGAACACTGGGATGGATACCATGCCCGCCAGGAGTCCCATTGGCGGTATGAAAAGGCCAAGCAAGACGCAAAGGATCAGCGCCTGATCGAAAAGATGCGTGCCGTGATCAGACAAGAGCTTCTGGAAGAAATGGAAGATGACTTACCGTCGTACCGCATCGCCCTCAAAGAGAAATAAACACGCGTCTACCGGATAATCAAACCACACACACTATGGCGTTCTTGCTTGCTGGTGCACTTCTTGCGGGCACGGCCATTGTGGCCAACCGGCACGCGTTTCCCCAGCACCCCCACTTCCGGCATGATCAGCCCGACGCGCCCGATCGTGGACACATTCCCATTCGCGGCAACGACGCGCTGTGGCCGCCGGGTGAGGTTGCCGCCGAGAACCCGTGGCGCACGTCGTTTAAGAGCGCCCTGCCTTTCCCGCGTACCGTGGACCACGTGCACATGGTGAACGAGGACTACCAGCACAAGCGCCGCCAGAAGGTGTTCCTCAATCTGACGCGTCCCGACGCGCCCTACGTAAGCGACACCCAGAAGGTTCGATTTGCGCCAGTCTAACTTTACGACACAACCGAACCACGCCACACACCATCAACAATGACCACACCCGGCGCCAACTGCACGGTTAAGCTACCTAAGGAGAAGCTTTCCGAGAACCCGCTGCTCGCCGAGGAAGACAGCACCAACGAGTCCACGTACTTGCTTGATCTTCTCGGGGGAGAGATCGAGATGATCGGCGGCATGGCCATGACCAAGGGCCGCGCTGCCGTCCTGTCCACACCTCCCATGGCTGTGTACGAGGTTGCCATGGGTCCCCTGGGTACCTACGCACCCGGACTGGAGCCGTCCGACGTGGACTTTTACCCCGTGCCCAAGCTATCGGCGGCCAAATGGACGATGACGGTGGGGCCACCCGATCGCACCAACATCACCGATGACGAGGACTACGTTGCCTGGCGCAACTCGGCCACTGCCGTCGTCAACATCATGTCTGAGCTGGAGGACCATGTGATTGTCCCTGCTGCCAACAGCCTCGGTGGCGACGCCAAGCCCTGGTACCAAACAGTCGAGGACCGCAGCTCGAAGAACCGTGTTCTGCGGTTTGCCGGCAAGATCTTTTCCGAAGTTTCCAAGAAGAGCGGCAAGAAGCGCAAGCGTGGCGACGCCGACAGCGAGAAGGCGGTCGTGACCGACGCCAACCTGGACATGTACCTGGCGCGCCTTGCCCAGGTCAAGAAGCTCCCCGACGCATGGAAGCCGGACGCCGACGACCGCGAGTCGATTGTGCGCGAGCTGCAGACGTCGCGATCTCGCATGCGTCCGTTTGTGCATGATCAGAACAGCAACATCGTCACCGATCTCGAACGCGGTGATCTGGTCCAGGTGACCTACACCGTGAAGCTGTACACAAGCAGCAAGGGCATCAAGGGCGCCAAGTTGATGCTGGACCCCTTGGGCATCACGCGTATTCGCAAGGGCGTGCACAACCCCAAGGCCGCTGCACCCAAACTGACGAAGTTCCGCGTGGCGTCGTCACGCCCCCTGGCTGATCTGTCCGACGTCCCCGCGGCACAGCCATTCCCCGGTGATGACGAGTAAAACAAGTTCTGTCTGTGTATGTGTTGTTTACTGTTGTTGTGTGGTGCTCTCCTCGGCAACGGGCGACAGCGGTGGCGGCAGGAAACCACCCTCGTCGCAAAGGTTGATCACGTCGATGGCGGTCATCTGTTTGTGATCACGGATCACGCGGTCGGTGTTCCAGCGGCGGACAGGCGGTGACAGGCGGCCATAGAAGCGGGTGTTCATGGTGTAATCTTTCTGGAGACGGTGGGCCATGCTGTAGTATTGGGAGGCGTAGTAGACGGACATAGGGTGTGGCTAGCCGCAGGAGACAACACCGCATGACGTTGTTGCGTTCTTGAAACTGTATCATACCGGCTATCGCACGTCACATCAAAAGCGCGCGCAAACCAAACTGCCGTTGGTCAGTTATCATGTTTGGGACGCCCGAGGAGACCCTGCGCGCCTGGGCGCGGCGCAACAAGCTGCCCGCCGACCACGAGGACAAGGTGCGCGACGCCACACACATGATGGAGATGACCATCAATGGCGAGGTGGCCTGTATGTACATCAACGCTCGCGACGATCCGCTTGATCCGCGCCTGTACTGCCGCGTGGCTCCGTACGGCCGTGTGTCGCTACACGAGCTGCACCCGTTTGTGTCTCGCTTGGCGTTGGACGTGGACATCAAGGACGCCAACTGGAGCGGATGGACACCCGTGACCAAGGCTCGCGTGGCCGAGGAGCTCAAGGTGCTACAGGGCGAGGTGTCCAAGCTGTTTCCGAACGATCCCACTCATGCGTTGTTGTGGGACAGCAGCGCGGTGGGCGGCAAGCGCAGCCACCACATCGTGTTCCCTGGGGTGTATGTTACACCCAGCAGCCGCCGTGACGCCTGGTCTCGCCTTCGTGAGGCGGGTACCAAAAAAGGCAACAAGATGATGATGGAGATTGATCAATTCGAAACGCGTCGGTACAAGCCGTCGCTGCGCATGCCGTTCAGTAGCAAGCCCGTTGGTGCGCCACGACCGCTGCTGCTCCAGGGCAAGTGGGTGGGCGGTGTGTGCATGGAAGAGTTTGGCAGCGACCCCGACAGCCAAGCCGAGTACGCCACCGTCCACCTGGCCAGTTCGCTGTTGCACCCGTCCGAGGCGGTGCGGCCGTCTGTGTGTGGCCGCAAGGCGTTGGACAAGGACGTGCAGCGCGAGTACGACGCGTGGGTGGAGACACGGACATACGAGAAGCTGGGCGACGCGGACATGGGGTCTCTGTCGTCGTACTGCGACATGCCCATGCTGTGCCGACTGGTAGGACAGTACAACGAATCAGACGGAGAACGGCGTACAGAGATCATGAACAAGGTGGTTGATCACATCAACGAGTGGGCGTGCCTGGTGGGCCGCGATGGCTGTGTGTACATCCGCACGCACCACCGCCGCCACAACCAGGACATGTGGTACCCCATTAAGCACGCCAACTGGGAGCTGTCCTGGTCGCTGCGCCTGGGTGGCAAGATTGGACTGGGGCGCGCGTGGTCTGCTCACCCACGGCGCATGTTCCGTGCCATGGTGGTACATGATCCCACTCGACGCGTATCGGGCCAGGAGCTCAATATGTACACGGGTATCCCCGACCCACCCACGTGCGACCGCGACTTGGACACGCTGTGCGACGAGGAGCACTCGGGGCAGATCATGGCCACTAACCACCTACGGCGGTACATGTGTGCGGACGATCCCGGGCTGTTGCAGTTCTTGTTGTGGTGGTTTGCATTCGTGTACACCAACCCAGGTGCCCTGACTGGCGTGGTGGTGGTACTGACGGGCCCACATGGATGTGGCAAGTCTATGTTTATCCACGCACTGCGTGCGCTGTTTGGTGTGTATGGTGTGCAGGTGGCACCCAACCACAGCGTCAGTGCACGGTTTAACTCAAGCTCCGCCAATGGTCTGCTGGTGGTGATCGACGAGGCAAACAACCTGTCCGACCAAGAGCTCAATGTGATCAAGGACGGCGCCACCAACGACGAACGCCAGATCGAACAGAAGTTCCACGAGACGTTTACCGCTGTCAACGCCACCAACTACATCCTGGCGAGCAACCGCACCGACGGCAAGCTGCTGGGCAAACTCAAAGAGGGCAGCCGGCGCATGTTTGTACTAGACTGCGCGTCGGTGGACGACAAACCTGCTGTATACTGGACCAATCTGCACACGTTCCTGTACAACCCGCTGTACATGTCACGGTGGCTGCAGCGCGTGGCACGCGCCCTGCCCGCCGGCGAGCTCCAGTGGCACATGCCGCGCACGTACGGTCTACAGCGCCACATGCTGGCTGTCAACGCCCAGCTGCGGTGGTTGTTGCGTGCTGTACACTTTGGCGGCATCGACGTGCCCAGCGACGTGGTGTTCCATCGAACCAGCGCCGAGGTGGCTGCGGCAGGTGGCTCGCCGTCGCAGCGCGCCCGCACACAGGTGGCGTGGGGTGGCGACATTGCAGTACCCAAGCTGGTGCAGTCGTTTCGCGACTTTGCGTTCCTACCGCCACGGACCAAGACCAGCGTGGTGGAGTTCATGGCACACATGGAACTGTTTGCGGACTTCCAGGGGGAGATAGCGACGCTGACCGGTCGCGACCACGCTCGTGCTGTACTGCTGGCGCATGTGCTACCGCGGCGCAACCCAGAATTGTACGACCAAGAGGAACGATGGCTGTGGGAGGCGGTAAAACGCAAGCGCCGACCAGGCTCACCCAACTAGAATCACCACCAATAAACACAACCGCACCCATGCTGCCCATCAACAACGACGAGCTTTTGCTGGTGCTCGAATACACAGACGCCGCCAACAAGTACGACTATGACAAGCTGCTCGACATGCGCCGTGTGTCCCAACGATGGCGTGATCTGATCAGTCACATGCGACGCGTTTCGATCATTCGGATCAGGACTGAATCGATCGAAATGCACGACCGCCACTGGGCGTGCCGTACAGTCCCAGGTGGCTACGCGTGGTTTGACAGTCTAGACACAAGGATGCTGTCCGACCACTGGAAGGTGGTATTCTTTTGCCCCTTCCCCGACAGCCACCCACGCGTTGATCGTGTGGATCACCACCCCCCACTGGCCCGTGCACCCGTTGTCGTGTGGGTGAAAGGCTTCTGCATATGGTGTGCCGACAAACAGCTTCATAGGCAGCAGCGGTGTTGCTACTTTTGGTACAGGCGTCTACCCAATGCGGAGCGTGCCCGCATCGTCCGACGGTGTATCGGACGAAACCGCGATACACCGAGGATGCATGTTTTGTGTCCCGCAGAAGACACTTCCGGTGCGTGCTGGGACAACTACCCCAATTGCACCTGGCTTGTTGTGTTCAGTCGCGGGGGCGTGTGCGGCGGCTTCGGCGGCTTCGGTGGCGGTGATTGGCACGGTCGCGTGCGCAGTGGCTTCGGTCACCGCCTTCCTAATTAGGCAATTTTGCTGCACACACATACAAATCATACTTCCCACCCAAAAAAATAAAAAATGTATGTTGTATTTTTTTCTAGGAAGGAGAGAGGGTGGTGTGTGTGCAGCAAAATTGCCTAATTAGGAAGGTGGTGGGACACTGTCTACGCAATCAATAGAACGCGCGCACCATGCCACAGTCTGTACAGGTTACCCCCCAAGACATTGCGCTTGCACGCATCGCCGTGGCCAACGACCCACAGCCCGGCGACACACAGGCGTACAGCGGCAGCACCGTGCCCACGGCCACCAACACCCAAGAGGCCATCGACGCCACGTACACTGCGGTCACCGCCGCCAACCAGCCAGCGTATACGTTCTTTGCCAATCGACCGTTCTACGATGCCGCGCTGGTCGAAGAGCTGGGCGATCGGCGGCACGACGGCAACGCCATGGACAAGCACGGCCCACGGACCATGACTGATCACAGCCAGCGGCGCAATTGGTTCTTGGTGTCGCACCCGTCGCGGTACCAGATGACGGAGGTCGACAGCGCAGCAGCCGTGGAGCGCAATGACGGCACGTTCTGTTGCACACTGGCCGGGCGGTACCTGGTCACCGCGGCCATGACACTGACGGGCGGTCTGCCCAGTGGCGGCGATGATCACTTGATCAGCGTGGGCATTTACGCGGGAAATGACATTACGCCCGTCAAGGACGAGAGCGACCCCGACGTGGCACTAGTGGCTGCGTTTGGTGACAGCGACAGCAACAACATCCACAACTGCAACGCCACGTACATGATCGACGTACCGGCCATGACATGCGTGGGCGTGTACACGGCGACGCACGACTGGCTGCTTCCGACGACCAACCCGGGCGATCAGCGTGGCCTGCGTGTCACCGTGGACCGCATGCAGTTCTCGGTGGAGTACAAAGGGTCTACGTGATGTCCAGGACACCATGGCGACGCGCATTGATCCCAGTTTGGCGCGCGATATTCGCCGTGTGGCGGCGCGGCCGATCAACAACACTGCTACCAACACGACGTACGACAACACGACATCGGGGCTGGCGGCCACCGACGTGCAGGCTGCCATCGACGAGCTCAATACGGTGTGTACGACATCCACCGGCCAGACGTTCCAGGCCAGTTACGCCAACAACCGCCTAGAAGGCAGCAACGGTTCCAACACGGGCGGGTGGGATACCACAGGCACGTTCGTAGACATCACACACAGCTTCGCCGATTACGCCAAGTGGAACAAACTGGGCACCAGCGGGTGGAACAACAACCTGGCCAGTACCGACTGGGTGTGGAGTACCGACAGCACCGCCACGTGCCAGCGTGCGGGCCGCTACAAAGTGGGTCTGTCCTGTAGCTGGTTTCGATCGGGCAATGAGGACGCACTGGTGTCATTTGGTGTGTACCGCACCCCCGCTGGCGACCCCGTGCCGTCACAGGTGGACAACATGGACCTGGCGTTGATTACAGGCAGCAGCGGCGACCGCGCCAACCGCATCACTCACAATGTTGGCGGTAGCGTGTTTGTCGATATGGAGGTCGGCGACCACCTGGCGGCTTATGTCTCGCAGTCCAATTACAGCGGCGGCAGCAGTACTGTCGACCTCATTGCTCGTATTCAGCGTGCTAATCTTATCATCGATCCTGTTCGCGCCACATAAACCAGCAATGCTACACCCCAAGACCGATATTGTTCCTGACATGACGGCGTGCCGCGAGTGGGCGCTGCACCACCGCAGTGGCTGCGAGGCCGGGTGTATTGATCCGGACGCCATTCTCGAAACTTCGGCGTTGTCCGAGTTGATCGCAACAGCTCGTGTGTTCTGTGACCAGTACTACAAGAACATGGCAAGCGGATGGGACATGTCATGGTCACACGAACAATGCGATGCCATCCTGACGGCCACGTCCATCCTGTCGCACTTTGTGCAGCCGTGTGCGCTAGATGGAATCATCTCGGAACTGGTGACGACATATGATCTTGGCTACGTGCGACACGAACACTTGTTTCGTCTGCCTGTGCCACTAGACGGTATCTTTGAGCGGTTCTTTCGAGAGTGGGACCATCTCACAGACGTGCTGATGGAGCACGACAGTGGGTGGCTGCGGTGCCACGAGACGACGTTGGACAGCGACGACGAGGCGATGTTCGTGATGGAGATCGAAGTGTGATAGCCGGTCTGATACAGTTTCAAAAAAATGCATATAAACAGTGCGTGTTGTAATTTGTGCCCAGTTACACTGACGCTATTACCGCTACTACCATAACACACTACTATCGCAACACAATGTCCACGGCAACCGAACGATTCAACGAGATGTTTGCGATGACCCCGGTGCTGGAGGAGTTTATCCAACTCGAGGTCGACCGCCAGTCCATGATCGAGTACACATTCGACAAGTCGGGGCTCCGCCGCAAGTGGTTCAACACGAAGGATGATCTGGGCCTGGGAAAGGACGACATTGCTCTTATTCGTGCGTACATCAAGGAGCAAGAGGACGCAGGCACGCCAGTCGCGAAGCCAGCGTCTTCCGCCGTGGAGTCCATTGTTTTGCAATTGGCCTTGAGCAAATAAACAACCAACCATTTTTTTACGATGAGCAATGATGGGGCACAATGATTATGATGCCCCTTGTCGTAATCACACGTGATGGGGCACAATGATTATGGTGGCCCAAAGACATATAAACGGACGCTTGTCTTGTGATTAGCCGCCACGTCACAGCACACAACCAACCACCACAATCATGTCTGACACCAACACACCCAAGGCGCTCTTCCGCGTGATTGTTTCGCCCTCTGTCGTGGACACGAGCAACAGCGGCATGATCTTGTCACCGGTACAGAGATCCGGCATCCACAACCTGGCCAAAATGCTTGCAGAGCAATTGGTCGTCATTGACCACGCCGGCGACCGACACGCTATGATGTCAAAGATCATAGACGAGATCGGCGTCGCGTGCAACAAGACAGCCGACATGGAAGTTGAGTCGTTTATGCGTCGCGTAAAGAGTCACACTGGAAAGATCGTGTGTCGCATCATCAACAAACGGGCACGCGACGAGGCTGAGTGTCTTGCAACCCCGTCGTGCAACCCGCGCCGCGAGCCGCGCCACAGCGACGCGCCCCGGAAGCGGTGGAAACGCCGGATCGATTTTTCGCCGCTCTTTCCCGAGGAGGGCCGCCGCGACGTTGTTGTTCCCGAGACACCATAAACATACATGTTGTACATACTGATTGGTTGGTTGTATTTATGCATGTATTCCTAGTAGCATTGACTACGCGCGCGCTGGTGGTTATGGGGTCGTGGTACAGCCCACTCTGTAGCACCACGAGGGTTCTGCCTCGGCTTCTGCACAGCAATTGCCCAGACAGTTGCCACAGCCAGTATACTTGTCTGTGTAGTACATCGGGGTGAAATAGCCTAGGGTCAGGCAGTCCATAAACAGCCACAAAAATGAGCACGTGCACGCGACGACCATAAACGCTACACATCCGATCAACCCGCCTTTGGTCATCTTGCCCCACTGGAAATCATCTGGGCGTGTAAGCGCAAACACACACGCGCCAATCACAATGAAAAGGATAAGAAGCCATATACACACAGAAATTAGCGTCATGCATACGCTGAACACGCGCCTGTGAAGGGGAAGAGACATCCATGCTTCCCTGCGTTCGGAAGAGCAAGAAGCGCTCGGCATCCAGCACACTCCTTTGTATTGCTCGGCCGCTTGGCGTCTCCGCTCTGCTTCGGTGGGAGGCGCAGGGAGATGCCCGTGCATCCGTCCAAGCAGGCTCGGCTGGCCCAGCCCGCTCAGCCGATCCAGCTGGCGCTGCCGCTCCCGCTCTTGTGCCAGCTCGCGCGCCCGCTCGCGCACTCGCCCCTCCTCCCGCTCGCGCAGGCTCTCCAGTGAATAATCGAAGCCCCGCGTGGCGGATCCGATCGAGTTCCAGAAACTCTGATCAAAAAGTCCAGAGCGGGGGCGGGGGCGGAAGGTGCCAAGCAGGCTGTCTGGCAAATCCAGGGGCGTCCACGTCGGCGGTTCGTCGAGGCGCCCCACCTCCGAATACGTAGGCGGGGGAGAACTAACGGCGGGTTCAGGCGGGGGGGCACTGGGCTGCGGTGCGACTGGAAGGGTAATTGATCGCACGGGTTGCGAAAGAGACGGTGGTACGACCACCTCTACCTCTACGTGCACGCGAGATGTGCCTGCTTCCACGTCCACATCAACGTCTACGTGTACACCTTTGCGACGTACACGGGTGCGTGTGGTCTTGCGCGTCTTGGAGTTGCGGCCTTTGCGAGTCATGACGGCGTGTGTGGTGCCGAGTGGACTACGAGCAACCACGTGTTATCATAAAACTGTATCACATATCAGACCGGCTATCCATCAGCGTTGTGATCCACTGTGCCGCCATGGTCATCTGTGAAATGGCCACGGCCGCTTGTGCGGGAATGTCGCGGAATGCACGCATGGTATCGAGCACCCCAGTGGCCTTTTCGAGGCGCTCGGCGATGGCGTGTTGACGCAACAGGATCGCCCGCGACAGTGCTGCATCGCGATTGGGGTTGCGGCCGTCGAACACGGGGATCACGCCATAGTCGTTGGTGTAGTACAGACGCCAGTTGCCAGGTCCTAGCTGCTCTTGGGCTTCCGGGAGCGACGGGGCGGTGACGTGGCGCTCCTCTGTGCCTCCTCGTACTGCACGCGTGTAGAGGTAGCCGTACTGTGGGCCACTCTCCGCTGTCTGCGTACTGGCGTCTGGCATGACTCCAGTGCGTCTTCGTAACTCGGGGGTGGTAGTTCGATGTAGTCGAAGACGGTCAGTCCGTTCTTGATCATGTGCCTACGCAGTCGCTCAAGTGCCATATCACAAGGCGCGGCCATTTTAGACTGGCCCGGTCATGCAGCCCGCCCGTGGCCATTTAACGATGGTGCTTACAACGGTATCGGACTGGGAGTGGGACGAAAAC